CTTATATCAAAAATAAACTTGACATAAATCGCTCAAGCCTCTATAATATTCTTTTCAATTGTGAAGGGTAAAATGCAAAAACTTCTTGATGCAGCCTCCAAAGCCTATTACGAAGGCAATCCCATTATGTCAGATGCACAGTTCGACGAGCTGGCGTCTTCTATTGGGTATGATTCTGTCGGATACAACGATAACTTTGAAATGAGTCATCTGTATCCGATGTACAGCCTTCAGAAAGTCTTTGTAGGAGAAGAGCATCCTCCCATATATCATACCGTCAGTGAAGCTGGGGAGCAGGAGACAATCGTGTCACCCAAACTCGACGGTGCAGCAGTATCTCTCGGGTACTACGAAGGCGAGCTAGTAGTAGCTCTCACTCGTGGAAACGGAAAGATGGGTCGTATCATTACTGATAAGATGCGCTTTCTAGTGCCTGAGAAAATAACTCGTATGGGTGCGGTACAGATAACCGGTGAAGTAGTTGCTCCGAAGTCTATACCGAATGCTCGGAACTATGCGTCAGGCTCTTTGAACCTCAAGTCTCTTGATGAGTTCAAACTCAGAACAAATGAGTTGCGTTTCGTAGCTTATGATGTTCAGCCTGCCCTTTGCGAAACTTGGTCTGAAGACCTGTGTAGACTCATTCTCAATGGGTTTGCTACAGTGATTGAGTCCAACTGGGAGCAGTATCCACAGGATGGCCTCGTATATCGCACTAACAATCGTGCGGAGTATGAAGCAATGGGCTACACAGCTCACCATCCTCGTGGTGCCTTTGCTCTCAAAGAACGACCTCCTGGAGTTATTACTCAACTTCTCGATGTTGTCTGGCAGGTGGGTAAATCCGGAGTGGTCTCACCTGTTGCAATACTTGAGCCTGTACTGATTGGGGAAGCCACAGTCAGTCGGGCTACACTCCACAATATGAAATATATCACTGAGCTAGGATTAGAGATTGGTTGTTCTGTCGAAGTAATTCGATCCGGTGAGATTATTCCAAGAGTCGTCAGACGAGTAGAAGGAGAAGCGTGTGTTTGAAGATGACCAAGACGAAAATATATTCGGTTGGGTTGGGTTGAAAGATAATGGAGACCACTATGTTTCGGCAGTAGGATTATATGACTACTTCTGGGCATTAAAAGAAGAATCACGCACTAAAATACTTGAAGGATGGATTTCTGCGATAGAAGCCTATCTTGACCCTGAGTTTGCAAAGATAGTTAATTCTGAGGAAGGTGTTATCTATATTTCAGAGAATGCTGAATCAGTTGAAGACAAGCCTACTGCAAACATCATACAGTTTCCGAGTAGATGAGTGGAGTATATAATTTAACATACTTCGAGAATCATCCCGAAGAAGCGCAAAAAGACGGAGTTCTTTACTGCGTCGTGTTAGTCAATAAAAAGACTAATAAAAGAGAATGTTTGAAGGTTGGAATCGCCGCTGGCAGAAACTGGAAAGATGTTCTTCGACGCAGTAAAGGATTTTCGCACTACGATATTCGCATTCAGCGAACCTATCATAGCACACTATTTAATGTATGGAAGCTCGAACAAGCCCTGCATGAAGAATTTAAAGAGTTTAGTTACTTACCAACGGAAAATTTTGGCGGTTACACAGAGTGTTTCGAAATTCGGAAAGAAATTATTTCAGCTATACCAGGACAAAAATAGTTCTTGACATACTAACTCAAACCGCGTATAATATGTATTCAATCGTTGGAGAAAGGCTTTGAAAGAAATCATAGCACCTACAAACTGTCCGTCGTGTGGTTTCGCCCTTGAGTGGGAGAACGACCAGTTGTTTTGCTATAATCCGTCTTGTGAGTCGAAGACTTACAAACTCATCGAGCATTTTGCTTCCACATTGAAAATTAAGGGTCTGGGACCATCGACTATTCAAAAGCTCAGGATAACTACAATTCCACAAATATACGAACTGAGCTTAGGTGAAATGGTAGAAGCCCTTAACTCCGAAAAGATTGCTGTAAAACTATTTGACGAAATACAGGACAGTAAGAAAGCTAGTCTTTCTGAAGTGCTTCCTGCCTTTTCGATTCCACTCATTGGAAAAAGTGCATCGTCAAAACTATGTGCAGTAATTAGTTCAATCTACGACCTTAACGAAGAGGCTTGTACTACAGCGGGGCTTGGACCCAAAGCAAGCAATAATTTGCTAGACTGGTACAGTACCAAATTTCTCCGCGAGTACAAGTGGTTACCTTTCTCTTTTGAGTCTGTAGAAGTTACTTCTGTAATTGAACCGAAAGGCATAATCTGTATCAGTGGCAAACTGACGTCTTTCAAAACGAAAGCAGAAGCACAAAAAGCTCTCACAAGTAGAGGCTATTTAGTTAAGTCATCACTTACAAAAGATGTAACAATACTTGTCAATGAGAGCGGTCTGGAAAGTTCCAAGACAAAAAAGGCTAGAGAAAGTGGAATCTCTATTATCACTAATCTAAATCAACTTATAGGAAATTAATATGGCAATTCCAAAGTGGACTGATGAGCGCACCGCTGCTCTTACCGAGTTTGTTGGTAGCGAATCACCAGTATCTTACAACACGGTTGTCGAAGCTGCTGACCAGCTCGAAACCTCTCCCCGTTCAGTAGCATCCAAGCTGCGTAAAATGGGTCACGAAGTAGAATCTTCTGCTTCTGTAACTTCTCGTGCATTCACTGAAGCACAAGAAAATACTCTTCGTAGCTTTGTTACGGACAACTCAGGTGCATACACCTACGGTCAAATCGCTGAAGCTTTTGAAGATGGAGAGTTCTCTTCCAAGCAGATTCAGGGTAAGTTGCTTTCTATGCAGCTCACTGAGCATGTGAAGCCTACTCCCAAGGTAGAAACTCCACGCTCTTTCACTGAAGCTGAAGAAGCTGAGTTTGTAAAGCACGCGTCTGCGGGTGCATATCTCGAAGATATTGCAGAAGCCCTTGGACGATCTGTGAACCAGATTCGCGGTAAGGCTCTGTCTTTGTTGCGTCAAGGTTCTATTGATGCAATTCCTGCTCAGAAAGAGAGCAAGGCAAGTGCTAAAGTCGACCCACTCGAAGGTGTCGATGTTGCAGCGATGACTGTTGAAGAAATCGCAGAGCAGATTGGTAAAACTGCTCGTGGCGTCAAGACGATGTTGACTCGTCGTGGCTTGACGGCTTCTAACTACGACGGAGCGGCAAAAGCAGCCAAGGCTGCGGGCTAATCCGTTTCCCCCCGAGCTGGGGTGAGACTTCGGTCTTGCTCCGGCTTTTTATCGCTAAAAGTTTATTACGGAGAAACTAAGTGAATCTGGCATCTGTTCTACTCAAGACCATTATCGCGAATTGCGATATGGACACTTGGTCGAACTCCCAGAAGCACTATTTTCCAGCCGAGTATTCTTCTATATGGACTTATCTTAATAAGTATGTAGAAGATCATAGTATACTTCCGACCTTTGACGATCTACGTCTCGCAGTCCGAGATGCAACCCTTCGTGACCGTTTCATTGCGCTTGAAAAAGTCGAGGATATGGAGATTGAGGGAGCAACGCTTCTCGAATATCTAAAGAACGAATACACTCAGATTGAGATTATGAATCAGTTGGAGAAGTATCTCTCCGACTCAATCGCAATGGAGTCTGCTCAGGAAAATATTGAGCATCTACAAAGTATTGTTCTTGACCTTGAAGAGAAGGTAGAACTCAAAGATACCAGTACAAATATGAGAAAAATGGAACTGTTCGAGCCTCAAGAAGAGCTTGATAGGTTTGTTCCTCTTGGTTTGAATATCGACTTCGATCGACTTCAATCCTTTGGCCCGTCCGATTTTGTATTAGTAGGTGGTAAGCGTGGCGCAGGTAAATCAATTACGTGTGCAAATATCGCATCAAATGCTTATGAGCAAGGCAACTCTGTAATCTACTTTACCATCGAGATGACCGCTCGTAGCATTATGCAGCGTTGCTGTTCTATATCTACGGGAGTTCCTGCCGCCGCCATTCGTAATCGAAACCTCTCCGTAGGTGAGTGGGAACAGGTCGCTCGTTGGTGGTCTGAAAGATTCGAGGATGGTGAGAGAGCTTTCTCTCGCTATCTCTCGCATCGAGACTTTGACATGTATCATGGTGAGCTTACTGCAAAACCTTTGCGTGAGAAGCAGCTCGATATTGTCTATACACCTTCTTTGACTCTCGCAAATATTCGCACAGAGTTGGATAAGAAAGTTGCAAAGCTACAGCCTCGCATTGTGGTTGTAGATTATATTAACCAGGTCAAGCGTTCTGCTTTTGGCAACAGTCGTATGGGTCAGTATGACTGGACAGAACAGATTGAAGTAAGTAAGGCTTTGAAGACTTACGCACAAGACTATGGTGTAGTAATGGTATCTCCTTACCAAATTGATGCTTTAGGTGAAGCTCGATTTGCTAAGGGTATACTTGATGCCGCAGATGCGGCGTTTACTCTTGATGCGCACAATAAAGAAGATAATATCATTAGCTTCAATTGTGCAAAAATGAGAAACAGTGATGAAGTGAGTTTTACTTCTACGATGGATTGGGCATCTCTTCGTATCGGTCCTGAAACAGGATATGTGCCAAAAGATGATGACGGTCCTGCCGAGGATGTATACGAACTATGAAGAAATTCTGGACTATTTGGAAATATGCTTTAGGTGGATTCTCTGATGACAAAACGGAACCTTATGATAACTATGTTGCAATGTTACGCACTCTTATTGTGGGCGTTAATTTTGCTACGTGCTTTTTTATAATGGCAAACGTGGTACATAACTGGTGAGCGCAGTCATAGACCTACTTGAAGAGCGTGGCATTTATTATCGGCTGTCCGGCAAGGATGTACTGATTAAATGTCTCAATCCAGAACACGAAGATCGAAACCCGAGTATGAGAATTGATAAAGTACTTGGAGTCTTTCACTGCTTCTCTTGTGGCTACAAGGGTAGTCTCTTTCGACATTACAATGTAGATTATAGCGAGACAGAAATACGACGGGAAAAACTGAAAAGATTATTGTCTAATATACGTTCTTCAGGAGTAGGACTGTCAATGCCTGATAACTACATGCCGTATCTAGGAAACTGGAGAGACATCAAACCAGAAACCTATCGAAAGTTTAACGCATTTCGGCATCATGATACCCACTTTATTGGTAGAATCAACTTCCCAATTACAGATGCAAGCGGTAGAATTGTGTGTTTCCAGGGACGAGATGAGATGGGAACACTCGATAATAAGTATATGTTCTATCCCAGCGGGGTCAAGTTACCTCTGTTTCCACAAGTTCGCCCACTTCAGGGGCGTGTCATTCTCGTGGAAGGTATATTTGATATGCTCAACCTACATGATAAAGGGCTCGACAACGCCATCTGTTGTTTTGGTGTAAAGAATTTTAATGAGACAAAGTTTAATTATTTAAAGATTTCTGGCGTGACGGGGCTTGACCTTCTGTTTGATGCAGACCAAGCAGGAGAGCAAGCCGCCGAGCACGTCAAGAAACTTGCTAAAGATTTTCCTGTGCGAGTAATCAGTCTAAGATCTGGT